CGCTCAATTATCTGTTGTAGCTGTTCCATGATTTCTCCTTAGAAGGGAATTTCGTCGTCGAGTCCCGGCGGCATTGCCGGTCGATCTGATGGGCCCGGGTAGCCGCCCGTGTCTTCGCGCGGCTTCGGCTCGCTCATCAGCAACTGCACGCGGCCTTCCTTGTCTGGGATCGGCAGCGCATCGAAGATCAGCGAGAAGCCGCCCTTGTCGCGCGGAAATCCCGCCCCGACCTTGAACCACCTCGTCTTTCCGTCCTTGCCCTGTCGCGGGCTGAGTAGATCGTATCGTGTCACCTGAGTTTCTCCAGCTTGTCCAGCATTTCATCCATCTCCCCGAGGAACTTGCGCACCTCGGCCTCAAGGTCGGCGATCAGGGCTTCGTCCCGATCCACCCGCTTGATCCACATCTCGAGATCGACCGGCAGGCGCGGGTCGAAGCTCACGAAGTCGCACCACTGGCGCCCGGTGCAGGCCATCTGCCACTGCATCTGGAGCTCGTAGTTCCCCGGCACCGACCCCTTCAACAGGTAGTCGATGTGGGTCGCGGTGTTCGGGCACTTGATCTCGATCAGCCCATCCTCGCCCACGAGGCCGTCAGGCGAGGCGCCAGCGGCCATGTCGTCGCGGGCGATGAAGCCCACCTCGACGACCGTGTTGCCCGTCACCAGCTCATAGGCGCCCCGCGCGCGCGGCTCGGTGTCGGTGCCGTGTTGCATTGCCTTGGACGTGAAGCCCTCGGCGCGCTGGCCGGTCAGTCGCTCGCAGACGAGTTGTGCCATATAGTTCGCCCTGTCTGCGCCATAGCCGGTCTTGGTCTTGGCGACGACGTCAGCGATGCGGCTGGCGGTGACGCGGCCCAGACGGGCCGCGAACCACTCCTCTGTGCGCTGCTCCATGTCTCAGGCCGCCTTTTTGCGAAGGAGAGCGGTGACATGGGCGGCGCCGGCTGCGTCGAGATCATGCAGCGTCGACACCTTCATGTAGGCGCAGAGCTTGTCCTCGTCGGTGCCGGTGGCTTCGATCAGCGCCTTCAGCTCGTCGAACTGCTCGACGGTCATCGCCTTCTTGGGCTCATCCTTCGGCGCCGCCTTGGCCGCCGCATTGCCGTCGTCGTCCTCGGGCGCAATCCCCGCCATCGCCATCAGCCCGTAGCGGCGGGCATAGGTCACCGCGCTGCCGTAGCCCTGCATGTCATTCTTCGCGACGATGAGCGGCACGCGGCAGGAAAGGCTCTCGCCGCTCTCGCCGTGGATCAGGATCGTCTCGACGAAGCGCCCGTGGTCGTCCTCTCCGGTCGGCTGGATCAGCGCGATGCCTGCTTCGTTCAGCGCAGGCAGGCAGGCGTCCATCACGTTGCCGAGGTCGGCATACTTCGAGCGGAAGGCGGGGTTCGCCGACTGCTTCAGAGCCTTGCCCATGTTCATCTGCGCGCGGGCCAGCGCGGCTGCGATCGTCTTCATGTCGTCCTCCGTGGTTTTTGTGTGCTTGCACTGTAAACGCGCCTGTGCGATGGTGCAAGCGCAAAATCACAGGAGGAGCCCATGCTCACGATCGAAGAAGTCGCCAGTCGCCTGCAAAACGTCAACCTCTCTGAGGTCTCGCGAGAGATCGACCTGAGCCGTGTCACGCTGATCAAGCTCAAGCACGGCAAGGTGAAGAACTGCCACTACGACACCCTGCGGAAGCTCTCGGACTACTTCGAGGGGGGCTGGTGATGTGGGTCCGTGTCGAGTGTGTCGCCGCCCCGGCTGCTGGGGATTCGCCGAGCCGGGCATTTTGTCGCAGCGGGCCAAGCGAGGCTACGTCTGGGCCTGCTCAGACCATAGAGCAGAGGTCGAGCGAGATTGGTCACTTGCGTTTCAGACGCGAGCGACTGGCCGAGCTGGGCAACCGAGCGCGGATGCTGCGTCAGCGCAAGCGAGCCTCTTTGATCGACCAGACCCTGCGCCAGATCACGATGGAAATCCTGCGGCATGAGACGAGCAGCTAAGGTCGACGCCAATCAGGCAGACATCGTCGCGGCCCTGCGCATGGCTGGCGCCACCGTGCAGCCGCTCCATGCGGTCGGCAAGGGGTGCCCCGATCTCCTCGTGGGTTACCAGCGCGCGAACTACCTCCTCGAGGTCAAGGACGGGTCGAAGGTGCCATCGGCGCAGAAGCTCACCGAAGATCAGGTCGAGTGGCACGATCTCTGGCGCGGGCAGGCAGCGGTGGTGAACGACGTCAAGTCGGCGCTGCTCGCGATTGGCGCGCTGCGGGGGACGATCTCGTAAAAAAACCCCCGGCCAAAGCCGAGGGCAGTCTGATGCGACAAGGAGGACGTGATGGGAAGGCTACCACCAGACACCGAGGCTCGCAAGGCTCGCCTGCGCGCGATGCTCGACGACTTCGAGGCGATCTATGGCGTCTGCCTGCATGGCAGCACCGGGCGCAGGAAGGGCAGGATCACCGAGGGCAGGCGCCACTACGTCAAGACGGCCTACGCCGATGGCTACAGGAGGTCGGAAATCGCGGCCGTTCTCGGCATCACGGTCGACAATGTCTTTCGGCTTTCCAAGAGCGCCGAGGTAGTGTAAAAAGGACGGGCGGGGAGCGTCAGCACACGCTCAACCCGCCCAAGCAGCGAAGGGAGGGTTCGCTACATGAGCGGGTTATATCATAGACGTTGCCGGACGATCAAGGGCTCGCCATGAGCAGCGGCCCCTTCATAGCATTCTACCCATCCGACTGGCTCGGCGGGACGCGCATGCTGAGTGCCGTCGAGACCGGCGTCTACATCACGCTCATCTGCATGATGTACGAGGCCGAAGCGCCGATCGACCTGCCGCATGACCGCCTCGCCAGATCGTGCGGCGCCACCGTTCCAACCTTCAAGAAGGCCCTCGACACCCTGCTTGAGAGCGGGAAGATCGTGACCCTGAACGGCGGCCTCTGGAACGATCGGGTCGAGGTCGAGCTCGAAAAACGCTCGCAAAAGCGAGAGAGTGCAAAATCATCCGCGAGAGCCAGATGGCAGAAAAGCGAGCAAAATCAATGGCCGTCTGATGCGAACGCATTGCAATCGCAATCCGTTGGCAATGCTAACCATAACCATATTAAGAATACTACTCCTAACGGAGTAGACGGCGATGCCGTCACAGCCGCCCTCTGGGATCGTGGAGTGAAGTATCTCATGGCCCACGGAACGCCCGAGAGGCAGGCCAGAACCGTCATCGGCAGATGGCGCAAGGAGGCCGAGGATCAGGAGATCTACGACGCCTTCGCCGCCTGCAAGAAGGAGGGCGTGGTCGATCCCATCCCGTGGATCACCGCCGTCCTCTCGAAGCCCAAGATCGACCTGCAAAAGATAGCCGAGGAGCTCATCAATGAACTTGCATCAGGCAGACCTGACCAGACGGATGACCGAATTCCTGAGCCGCCGCACCGCGCCCAAGACGATCGCTGGCAACGTCGAGGCGCAGAAGGCCGAGATCGCCTCCCTCGTCCGGGCGGTGATGAGGCAGGCGCCCCGAGACGGATTGCAGACGTGGTGGCAGGAATTCGAGGACGCCCTGCTCGCCCGCATGAAGACCCACGGATGGCCGATCCAGAGTGAGGTCGACGCCGCAGCCAAGTCCATCCGCAGGTCAGGCGCGAAGCCCGACTTCTTCGACCAAGCCGCCGACTGGTTCGCCCAGACCGGCAAGCCGCTGCCGTGGGCAAACACCCCAGACATCACCTACCACCTGATCGAGATCGGCGCCCTCGCCTCATACCGAGATGCCCGCTTCAAAGGCTTCGCTCTCTCGCAGGACCAGAACCGCATCGCCCTCTCTCAGCCCATGACGCACGAGGAGTTCGATCACCACTGCGCCGTGATGGCGAAGCTGCGCGGCGTCGATGTCTTCGAGGTCCGCATCCGCGAGGCAGAAGCCCTCGGCCTGTGATCTCGACAAATCACCCCAGACATGAGACAAGGCACACATTGACGGACCACACAGAGGACCGCAGCATGCCACGCAAGACCAAGCCACAGCCTGCTCAGGCTCCCCAGCAGGCACAGGCAAAGCACCCGGGAGGCCGTCCGACCAAGTACGACCCCGCCATGTGCGAGATCGTCATACAGTGCGGCGCAGAGGGCAAAACCCTCGTCGGAATGGCCGACGCCCTGAACATTCACCGTGACACCCTCCACGAATGGAGGAAAAGCAACCCTGAGTTTTCCGACGCCATAAGGTTCGGCCTGATGAAATCACAGGCTTGGTGGGAGGAGAAGGGCAGAGTCGCCACCTTCGGAGAGGTGCAGGGTTTCAGCGCCACCGCCTACATCTTCCAGATGAAGAACCGCTTCGCCGAGGATTGGCGCGACACCGTCAAGCAGGAGATCACCGGAGCCGACGGCGGCGCGATCAAGCAGCAGCACGAGGGTTTCCTCGACCTGAACCTATCAGCCCTCTCCGATGAGGAGCTGGCGACGGCAAGGGCCCTGATCCAGAAGGCGCTCGAAAACGAGCCGCAATGAGCGCGCTGCTTCGTCATATCCTCAAGAGGATGGATGGCGAGGAGCTCATGCGGCGGGCTACCGCCAACCTCTACGAGTTCGTCAAGCAGGCGTGGCCCACGGTCGAGCCCGGCATCCGCTTCATCCCGAGCTGGCACATCGAGATCATCTGCGAGCACCTCGAGGCCGTCAGCCACGGCGAGATCCGCAAGCTCCTGATCAACATCCCTCCCCGGCACTCCAAGTCGACGATCGTCAGCGTGATCTGGCCGATGTGGGAGTGGCTCGCCGACCCCAGCCAGAAGTACCTCTGCGCCAGCTACTCGTCCGCGCTCTCGATCCGCGACAACCTCAAGGCCCGGCGCCTCGTCCAGAGCCCGTGGTATCAGCTCCACTTCGGCAAGCTCTTCCAGCTCGCGGGCGACCAGAACGCCAAGCAGAGATTCGAGACCGACAAGAACGGTTACCGGCTGGCTACCTCGGTCGGCGGCACCGCGACGGGCGAGGGTGGATCTCGCCTGATCCTCGACGACCCTCACAGCGCGCAGGACGCGCAGAGCGATGCCATCCGCGAGACAACGCTCGACTGGTTCGACACCGTCTGGTCGACGCGGCTCAACGATCCGAAAAAGGACGCGATGGTCACGATCATGCAGCGCCTGCACGAGCGCGACATCAGCGGCCACATCCTCAACGACATCGGCGGGTGGGAGCACCTGATGATCCCGGCCGAGTGGGACGGCAAGCGCAGGACGACGATCCTCGGCCCCTACGACCCGCGCACGAAAGTCGGCGAGCTGATCTGCCCCGAGCGGTTCGGCGAGAAGGAGATCACCGACCTCAAGCAGCTCCTCGGCACCTACGGCACCGCAGGCCAGCTCCAGCAAGATCCGACGCCGGCAGAGGGCGGCATCCTCAAGACGAGCTTCGTCAACCTGTGGCCGCACGAGAAGGCGTTGCCGCCGTTCGAGTACATCCTCCAGTCGTACGACTGCGCCTTCACCGAGAAGACCTCGGGCGACCCGACCGCC